TTTATACGTATTTAAATATTCAATTAAAGCAATCTTATTTCCTGCTAAACTTTGAATATTGCATATTAAATAATCACTATTCAATATTGCGTTATTTGTAAATCCTGTTAATAAATCTAAATAATTGTCTTTTGTTTGATTGTCGTTATATTCATTGTACTTATTATCTGTTGTATGTGTATTACCACTCAAAGCCTCGCTTTTACCTGCATTGTAGGGTGGACTTGTAAATGACATATTTGCCTTTTGTCCATTCATCAATCTTGCTACTTCCTCTGAATCCGTACTATCTCCACAAAGCAATCTATGTTCTCCTATTTCAAATAAATCACCTAATACTATATCGGTTTCTATTCCACCATCAGGTACTGCAAAATCATCCTCTTCTGCTTCTAAAACCTCTGCTTCAAAGTTAGGTATGTCTAATCCCCATTCAGTTAACTGCTCTGCATCCCATTCATTTGCAAGTGTATCCCATTCCCATTCTCCATACCCAATGTTATCTTTAATGATAAATTCCTTCTGTTGTTGTTCTGTTAATGAACTTGCTTTTATAATTGGTATCTCTTTTAGTCGTGCTTCTTTACAAGCGTTTAAACGCATATTACCACCAAGCACTACCATATCATCATTTACAACTATTGGTCGCAATTTAAGCATATCAGGGAAGTCCTGAATTGATTTTACAAGTTGCTTAAACTTTTCATCCTTTATAAGTCTTGGATTGTTAGGATTGCTCTTTACCTCATTAATTTTTACTAAAATTATTTCTTCCATTGTTATTTATTAAAGATAGTGTAGTTTTTAGTTCTTTCGTATTGCTCTATTGACTTAGCCCATACCTCTGCTGCCTTATTTAATCCTTCATCTTTCATCTTTCTATATTCGGTTTGTTCTCCTACATCGTGGCCTAAATGATAGGATTGTAATCCTTTAATATAGTAATTCTTAAAGCCAAGTTTAGTGAGCCTTAACCCATAGTCGCTATCTTGCATTCCATATGGATCGTACGCTTCATTAAAATAACCTACTGAATCAATGGCTTTTCTAGTTATTACTACATTACCGAATGTTGCAAATGTAGAATGCACTTCAATTCCATTAATTACTTCAAGTGCTGGTAAGTTCTCAACGCAATAAATGCCACACATTCCTGTATTATGTATTGCTTCGATATGTTCTACTGCCATTAATAACCAATTAGAAGGCATCTCAATATCATTACCACAGAAACATACGGCATCATAATCTTTTGTTTTATCTATACCTTCGTTTAAGGCTGCTGCTATTCCTAATCTATCAATTACAAATAAATCATATGGGTAGTTTCCTAATAGAAAACTTTGCATAGCCTTTTCGGTATATGTATGTCTTAGATAATCAAGTAAAACTAAAGCTATTTTCATATATTTTCTCCTAATTCTTTTACTGGCACTCCAGCGTATTTATGTCTTGGCTGAAGTATGCTTTTCTTTCCTACAAAAGCACTTGCACCAATCATACATCTTCTTGGTATCTCTACTCTTTGATGGATGACTGCATTTAAACCTATGTTAACCTCATCATTTATGATACAATGTCCTCCTATCTTTGCCCCACAGGATATTGTTGTATGGTTATGGATTATGCAATCGTGTCCTATGTGTGAATGCTTCATAAAAAAGTTACTATTCCCTATAATCGTTTCTACCATACCTCCATCAATCGTTACAAGTCCAGTTATGACATTGTTATTGCCTATCGTTATTTTGTTAGGTGTCTTGTTCCATTCTCCCCTATGCTCTGCATTATCGCCTATAATACAATACGCACCTATATAGTTATTTTTACCCAATGTTACATTACTGCCAATGATAGCAGTTGGATGTATGTTATTACCCAAAGAATCTACCATAATCATCAATAAATTTATAGTGAATATCCTTTAACATTTGAAGATGTTGTTTACGATCTCCATATTTAACGTGGCAATCTCGACATAAAAGCATAAGGTTTTCAATGTAATCTTCCTCATCCGTTCCACCCATTCCTCTCGCTTCTATGTGATGTACATCTACTCCTCTCTGACCACATACTTCACATCCCATAAAGTCTTCTAATCCGTAATCGAAGTATTTAGTGTATATTTTAGTATGTTTTTTCATATAGTAAACTTTAGTCATTATATGTATCGTTGTAATATTCTTCTCTGCTATACATTGGCAAAGTCTGGCTATTTATAGGTATTTTTTGTCCATCTGAAAATGCTATTTCTATTTGCTTCTTCTCCATTTCTTTGGCTTGTTCAAATGCTTCAACATATTCCTTAATGGTACATTCTTGGTTATCTTCTAACCATCTAAAAAACCATTCTACTGCCGTTTGTTTGTTACTCATAATTTATGATTTTTGATAATCAAAGTATTTTGTGGCTCATATATTATATCAATCATGAGCCGATTAGCTTTATTATTCGGCTCAATCTAAAAAAATCTTTAACGTCATACCACCATCTTGATAGGATACTTCTATTTTATTAAAATCTTCTAACTCTTTGTAAAGAGTTAAAATCCTTCCAATAGGCATATCATTTTTAGCGTGGTTAATTATTTCTAAACGAGTAATCTCAACTTTTTTTTCTTCTTTCATATCGTATTAAATTGTACCATCCTGCAAAGGTTCTTTCTTATCATCTTCGATTCGCCTATATCTCTGCTGCCATATTAATTGACAAAGAACAATGCTTTTCTCAACTATCTCTTCTTCTGTATTGTCAGGATAAAGCAAGTGTAATGATTCGTGAATAAGTATCTCTAAATGTTTCTTTCCTTTCAGCCTACTATCCAAATAGATAATGCCTTCGGAATCAGCTAATCCCCAAACCTTTTCTTTCCCTAATTTCTTATACTTAACCTTTATCATTTTTTAATGCTATCAAATCTGGTCTGTCAAATTCCTCTATCTCTATCTTTACTTTACCCCTTACCCTTGCCAATGCTTTGCGATATAGTTGTTCCTCTTCGTAGATTACCTTTAATCTACCCATCAAAAACGCTTCTTGCTCTTCTAATGACATCTTGTTTACTTTCTTTGGAATCATAAAACTTTACCTTTATATATTCTTTTGTTTTGTACTTGGAAATCTTTGCCATCTATCTCAACATAGGCGAAGCCATGATTCCATTTGTTCAAAGGTAGATATAATGGATGTAATTCAGATAGACATCCTAAAGAAAATGTAGTAACTATCTTGCCATTCATATCTGATTCAGTATGCTCACTTGTCTGATGGTTATGCCCTTGCATAGCCGATACTTTTGCCCTTGTAAACAATCCCCTTGCAATGTTTACTGGACTGAATGCTGAAGGGTATTCGTGTCCATGAATGATGTTTAATTCCCCTGCCTTAATGATTCTTTTATCCTTGATGATTTCAATACCTTCTGCCCTTGCCTTGATTATATTGCCTATCTCAAATTCATCCACCCCTTCAAGTTCTCCAGCTTTCATCCATAAGAAATGCTCATATCTTTCCTCGTGATTACCCATCTTAAAGTAAATCTTTGCATCTAATTGCTTATTCAGAACCTGTATAAAATCCTTAAATGATTCTAATTCACTTGAGAAACTTCTTTTCTTTGGATCTTTAGCATACCTACTCAAGCCAAAAAAGTCTAAACAATCCCCATTTAGTAGGATTGCATCAGGCTTCATTTTGTTTCCCCACTCAATAGCACAGGATAAAGCCTCAATGCTGTGATAAGGTATATGTATATCGGAGAGAACAAGTAATTTTTTAGCATCAAGAATAAAAGGATTATATATAGTTTCATCTGATGCAGGTAGATTGTATGGATTCAAAGGTCTATTATCAATAACTTTAAGGACTTTTGATTTCTTATCTCCTTTTCCTTCCAATCCTCTCAATGAAGTTCTTGCAGCTTCTAATGATGCAAAAGATAAGTTCTCATTCTTGTATAAGATTCGAGCAAGTTTAAGCGTAGGCATATCCCATCCGTACTGCTCTCGGTATTTAAGGCAGATAGCTTTGTTTGTCATTGTATTTTTAAATGTAGTGGTTAAAAAAATTGAACTTGGCAATCCTATCTTGAAGTCCAAAGATACCACCATTTACTCGCAATGTCAACTTTTTGATAACTTTCTCACTATCCCCTTCTTTGCATATATCCCAAAGTTTATTTGCAGTAAAAAACCAGTATGCCGATTCTAATGGATATATATTTGCAACTGCTTCTGGATTAGCAATCATATCTTGACCTATAAAGTTTCCA